TATTCAAATCGTTTGGCGAACACTTTCAGATTGGTTCGACACTCACCTTTATGGATGAGCGGAAGTCGCTGGAGTGGGAGCCGGGGGCAGCAATCCCGGAGGAAAGGCTACAGGTTCTCAAAGAATTGCATAACAATGGCATTCAGACATTTGTATCATGTGAGCCAGTGATAGAGCCAGAGGAAACATTAAAGCTGATAGAAAGAACGATAGTTGATGATTCTGTTGACATATATAAAGTCGGCAAGTTGAACAACTACCGAGGACTAGATAAGATGATTGATTGGGCAGACTTTTTGCAGAGAGCATTGAGGATGATACGCAGATCTGGCAAGCGAGTATATGTTAAGCGAGATTTGAGGATAGCGGCGCATGACGTGATACTATACGGCAACGAAGTAATAGCTGATGATTTTTGCGTAAGGTAAGAAAAAAAGGGGCATCAATATGATGCTCTTTTTGTTTGCATAATAGGTTGCCGTTTTTACAGGTTTATCCGTGCTAAAATAGTATCATAGAGATTTTGCGAGAGAGTCACCAAAGCGGTGGCTCTTTTGTTTTGTCAACATAAGGGAGCGACAAAATGCAGATTTACGACAAGCGGCTTGACGAGATTAAGCCATACGAAAACAATCCACGGCATAATGATAATGCGGTGGACGCAGTAGCGAACAGTATACGCGAGTTTGGGTTCAAAGTGCCGATTGTAGTCGATTCTGAGGGCGTTATCGTTGCAGGGCATACAAGATATAAGGCGGCGCAAAAGCTAGGCTTACAGACAGTACCTTGCCTTGTAGCAGACGATTTGACGCAGGAGCAGGTCAAAGCTTTCAGATTGGCTGATAACAAGGTCGGCGAACTTGCAACGTGGGATTTGGACACGCTCAAAGTCGAGCTTGACAATATTGGTGAGATTGACCTGTCTGGCATGGGATTTGACTTAAATGATGATAAACCGGCTGAAGATATTATTGAGCCGACAGAAAAAGAAATCAATGGCTATCAGTATGTGCATTACATGGTTACTGTTGATATCAATCACCACGATAAGATTATTGGTCTAATTAATCAGCTTAAGGGAATTGAAGGCGTTGAAGTGGAGAGCACGCTAAATGGGTAAAAAAGGCAACAGCGGAATCAAAACACACTCTGTCCACACAGATAATTGTAACTTCGCGAGCAAGGTCAAGTTGAGGGCTGATGCAGTAGCCTCTTTGCCGTATGTTAATGTGCTTGACTGCTTTGCCGGAGAGAATCGAATATGGAAAGAGATTCCCCATAATGATTACTACGGCATCGAAAAAGAAGCTGGAAAAGGCGCTAACCTGAACGCTGATAATTTGAGAGTAATCAAGTCCTTGGATTTGTCACGCTTCAATGTGATTGATTTAGACAGCTATGGTACGCCCATTGACCAAATATTGGCATTGTACGACAATGAAACGCTACAAAAGGGGACAATCATTTTCTATACCTGCATAACTGGCGTTATTAGCGGCCCTAACAAAAGAATAGTTGATATGTTTAATATGTATAACATGATGCGCAAGGCAAGAACCTTAGTGAATAACCAAATACATAGAGTGTTCTACGGCTTTTTATACAAAATGGGTGTTAGGAAAATTGTTGAGTTTACGGATAACTCAAAAAAGACATTCCAAAAAAAGTATGGATATTTTATTGTATAGCCATTTACAAAAGATTCTGAAAATGGTATAATAGATATGTAGCAAAAAGCTAGAATCCAAAAAGGAGAGATGACAATGTCAGTAATTTACGAGCCAAAAGGAAAAGCAAGAGAATACTCGCCGCTAGCATTAAATCTGTATTTGGACTGCTCGCATGGGTGTAAATACTGCTATGCGCCAGCGATTCTGCGGAAAGGTGAAGGTTATTACAAAGTAGCCTCACCAAGAAATAACATCATCAAGATGCTGGAGAAAGATTTAGAGAGGAACGCGCCAAAGAGCCAAGTTCTTTTATCGTTCATTGGAGATGTATACTCTCAGACATCAGATGAGAATCTGACAACAAGACAGGCGTTATCCTTGCTCAGCAAATATCATGTTCCAACGGCGGTATTAACCAAGGGCGGACGAAGATGCTTAAAGGATATGGATGTATTCAAATCGTTTGGCGAACACTTTCAGATTGGTTCGACACTCACCTTTATGGATGAGCGGAAGTCGCTGGAGTGGGAGCCGGGGGCAGCAATCCCGGAGGAAAGGCTACAGGTTCTCAAAGAATT